AGTGGGTTTTTGGTGACACAGATGACTACAATTATCCTGGCAAAGAAAAGAAAGAATAAAACAATTGACTTTACACAATATCATCGTGTATAATATCACAAACAAAGGAGAAACAAATGAGTACTAGCACACTAAAAATATACAGCAATACCAAACCCAATTTGGGTTCCATTGAATTGGAAATCTATGATTTGAAACATGGTGTGAGATCCATCAGTCAATTCTACACAGAATTGTGTGGAGAGTATCATAGTCTAGCAGAACAACTTAAACTGCAAGGGTATAGATCCAAACCTGCATCAAGCACGGAGATCTCATCGGGGTTGTGGTCAATTTTTGTTAGAGCTTAACAAAATATTCTAATACAACGCAAACAAAGGAGAAACAAATGGCAGGTAGAACATACGGACCAGAAGAGCAAGCCAAACTTAAAAAAATCGTGGAAGAAGGCGTGAATGTGCTTTCTGAAATTGAAGACCTCAGCACAGGTTTAAAAGACACCATCAAAGCGGTGGCTGAAGAGTTGGAAATCAAACCCGCGCTGATCAATCGAGCAATAAAAATTGCACAAAAAGGCGATTGGAGCAAGGTAGCTGAAGAGTTTGATAGTTTGGAAAATTTGGTTATTGCAGTTGGCAAAGACAAGTAATTTCTATCAGACTTTATTAGAATTTTGGCAACACAGTTATCAATCGGATAAGACCGCTTTCTATTTCGAGTGTGTGAGTGTGGTGTTCACCATCATGGGCAGTGTGTTTCTCACTTTCACTTCTCCCCATCCTCTGATGCATTTAGTATTTCCTTGCTATCTTGTGGGCAGCACCACCATGTTGATCAGTGCCTTACGCAGGAGAAATGTTTGGATCACTGTGTTGACCACCTGGTTTACTGTGATGAATTTGGTAGGAAATTACAAAGTATTTTTGGAATAATGAAATACATTATTGACATAGACAACACCATATGCTATACTGAGGGCAGCGATTATCAACACAGTCAACCGGACATGCAACGCATTGAAAAAATTAATCAGTTGTTTGATCAAGGGCATGAAATTCATTATTACACTGCTAGAGGTGGCAACTCTGGACTTGATTGGAGCCAACTCACTGCACAACAATTAGAACAGTGGGGTGCCAAACATCACAAACTGATTATGGGAAAACCTGTGTATGATGTTTGGGTAGACGATAGAGCAATCACAGCAAAAGATTTTTTTAAATGAGAATAGATCACAACATACATTTGGATTACAGTGATGTGCTGTTAAAACCCAAAAGAAGCACACTCAGCAGCAGAAGAGATGTGGACATCACCAGAGAATTTAAATTTAGAAACAGCGGACAGTCTGCCAAATTTGTACCCATAGTGGCCAGCAACATGGATGGTGTGGGCACATTTGAAATAGCCAAAGTTTTGCAGGAACATCACATGCTGACTGTGCTGAGCAAACACTACGACATTTTGGATTGGGACAGAGCAATGGGCAAAGGTCTCAAACTGCAGCACGTGAGTGTATGCACAGGCACAGGTGCCATATGGGACAACAATGCCAACGATTATCAAACTCTCAAACAGGTGTTGCAAAAATATCCAGATGTGAATTTTATTACCATAGACGTGGCCAATGCCTATCATGAACAATTTGTGGATTTCGTTAAAAGAATAAGATCTGAATATCCAGACAAAACCATTATAGCAGGCAACGTGGTGACTCCAGAAATGGTTGAAGAACTAATAATCAATGGAGCAGACATGGTAAAAGTGGGCATAGGGCCAGGTTCTGTGTGCACCACCAGAACACAAACTGGCGTGGGTGTGCCTCAATTTTCTGCTGTGATAGAATGTGCTGATGCTGCAAATGGAGTCGGTGGACACATTATGGCAGATGGTGGATGCACAGCGCCAGGCGATGTGGCCAAAGCATTGGCAGCAGGAGCTCACACAGTGATGTTGGGCGGATTGTTGGCTGGTCATGATGAAGGCGGTGGAAAAATTATTGAAGAAAAAGTACAATTAAATAAATTACAGAATCAATCACCACAGATTGAAGTTAAAAAATATATAGAATTTTATGGCATGAGTTCAGAATCTGCTTTTGAACGTCATGGGGCTCGCAAGGATGGATACAGAGGCACTGAAGGCAAAACAGTGAGATTAGAATACAAAGGCGCAGTTAAAAACACAGTGGAACAGATATTGGGTGGCGTTAGGAGTACATGCACATACATAGGTGCCAGACGTATCAAAGACATGCCCAAATGTGCACATTTTGTGCGAGTAAACAATGTGATCAACAGAGTGTTTGATAGCAATGAAGTTAAAGCCTAAACCATATCAGACATTGGCTTGGTCAGGCACTGTGGTGTTGTTGGTAGCAGCCAGTTTGGCAGCTTTCAATGTGTATCCTATATATGTGTATCTTTTCTGTGTGGCCAATGGCATTTGGGTTTTGGTAGGTGTACTTTGGAGAGAAAAGTCCTTGATTATTTTAAACACAGGCCTTACACTGATATATATAATAGGACTGTTGTTCAAATAAAGGTTTGGTTGGCCACAAGCAACCATATGGTATGTGTCAGCCTTAAATGACACAGATTGAGACATATGAGTTACATAGACGCATTTTTTGATCGTAATCAAGACGTGATCAGAATAGTGGAACGCAAAGATGGTTTGCGTGTGTTCAAAGAATATCCCATAAGATACACTTTTTATTATGAAGATTCCAATGGCAAACATCGCAGCATCTATGGTCAAAATCTCAGCAGAATACTGTGCAAAAACACAAAGGATTTTCACAAAGAACTTGCAATCAATAGAAATAAGAAACTGTTTGAATCCGACATCAATCCTATATTTCAATGCCTCAGTGAAAACTATCTCAATCATGATGCGCCTAAATTGCACGTGGCATTTTTTGACATAGAAGCTGACTTTGATCCTGAAAAAGGATTCGCAGATCCCAAAGAACCATTCATGCCGGTCACTGCCATCACAGTGTATTTGCAATGGCTGCAATCGCTGATAACTTTCGCTTTGATTCCTAAAAAAACTACAAGAGCACAGGCAGAAGTCGCAGTGAAAGGCATAGACAATGTGTATTTGTATGAAAAAGAAGCTGACATGTTGAAGGCTTTTTTAGATATACTAGAAGACGTGGATGTGCTGAGCGGTTGGAACAGTGAAGGATATGATTTGCCCTATCTTATCAATAGAGTCAGCACTGTGTTGAGTAAGGATGACACAAGACGTTTTTGCTTGTGGCAGCAAATGCCTAAGAAGAGAACATATGAAAAATATGGCAGAGAGCAAGAAACATATGACCTTGTGGGAAGGGTACACATGGACAGTTTAGAGTTGTATCGCAAATACAATTATGAAGAAAGACACAGCTATAGACTGGATGCCATAGGTGAAATGGAACTGGGGGATACTAAAACTGTGTATGAAGGCACGTTGGATCAATTGTACAACAACGACTTTAGAACATTCATAGAATACAATAGACAAGATGTTGCTTTATTGAACAAATTGGATCAAAAATTAAAATTTTTAGAATTAAGCAATGAACTCGCACACGCCAACACTGTGTTGATGCAAACCACCATGGGCGCGGTGGCAGTGACAGAACAGGCAATTATTAACGAAGCTCACAAACGTGGAATGGCAGTGCCCAATAGACCTCGTCAGAGTGATGACAATACCACTGCTGCTGGTGCTTATGTGGCATTCCCCAAAAAAGGACTGCATGATTGGATCGGATCAATGGACTTGAATTCACTGTATCCGTCGGTCATACGTGCACTCAACATGGCTCCTGAATGTGTGGTTGGACAACTGAGAAGCACCTACACTGATCAATACATAAGTGATCAAATCAATCTGCAAGGCAAATCTTTTGCAGGCGCTTGGGAGAATAAATTTGGCAGTCTTGAGTATGAATTTGTGATGAATCAACGCAGAGACATCAACATCACTATAGATTGGGAAAATGGTCGCACAGAAGAGAAAAGCGCTGCTGAAATTTATAAAATGATCTTTGACAGCAATAATCCCATCATGTTGAGTGCCAATGGCACCATGTTTACTACTGAGTTTGAAGGAGTGATTCCAGGATTATTAAAAACATGGTATCAAGAGAGAAAAGAAATGCAAACCATGAAAAAGAAAGCCACAGAAGCTGCCAATCAAACAGAAATAGAATTTTGGGATAAAAGACAGTTGGTCAAAAAAATTAATCTTAACTCATTGTATGGCGCCATACTGAATCCAGGCTGTCGTTTCTTTGACAAACGCATAGGACAAAGTACCACATTGACAGGTAGAGCTATCAGCAAACACATGGCAGCGAAAATTAATGAAGTAATCACAGGCAAATATGATCATCTAGGTGATGCCATAATATATGGCGACACAGACAGTGCATATTTCAGTGCTTACAAAGTGCTTAAAGATGACATCAGCAAAGGACTGATTCCTTGGAACAAAGAAAGCATAATCAAACTGTATGATCAAGTGGCACAGGAAGTCAATCACAGTTTCAAAAACTTCATGCAGGAAGCATTTCACTGTGGTAAAAATAGATCAGAAGTAATACAAGCAGGCAGAGAAACAGTCAGTGAAACAGGACTGTTCATAACCAAAAAGAGATACGCTGTATTAATATATGAGTTAGAAAACAAACGCATGGATCAAGATCAACCTGGCAAAGTGAAAGCCATGGGATTAGATCTCAAACGTTCGGATACACCGGTTTATGTGCAAGATTTCCTCAGCGAAATATTGCTGATGGTTCTTACAAAATCTGATGAAAAATCTGTGCTGAATAGGATTACTGAATTCCGAAATGAATTTAAACTGCGTCCGGGTTGGGAAAAAGGATCTCCCAAACGTGCCAACAACATAGGCGACTATTTCAAAGAAGAAAAAAACAAAGGCAAGGCCAACATGCCTGGTCATGTGAGGGCCAGTCTCAATTGGAATATGTTGAAAAAAATGAACAATGATAGATACAGTTTAGAAATAGTGGACGGAATGAAAGTGATTGTGTGCAAGCTCAAACATAATCCTTTAAATTACACTTCTGTGGCATATCCCACAGATGAATTGAGATTGCCACAGTGGTTCAAAGAATTACCTTTTGATCACAGTGCTATGGAAGGCACAGTGATTGACAGCAAATTAGAAAACTTGTTGAGTGTGTTGAATTGGGATATCAAATCCACAGAACAAAACAACACATTCAATTCATTATTTGATTTTGGAGTTTGAAATGGCAACATATGGCATGATAGATTTGGAAACACTGAGCACCAGACCAGATGCTGCTATTTTGACTGTAGGAGCAATAAAGTTCAATCCACACGCAGATGTTGAACCGCACTCAGGTAGATATTGGAGGTTGAATGTGGACGAACAAACAGCATTGGGCCGTCACGTGGATGAAGGCACACTCACTTGGTGGAATCAGCAACCAGCAGCAATCAAAGATGAAGCACTGAGTGATCACGATCGCACAAATGTTTTAATTTTTCTCAAAGAGCTAAACAAATGGGCTGTGGGATTAGATCTACTGTGGTGTCAAGGACCTTTGTTTGACTATCAAATACTGCAAAATTTATATGCTCAGATGCAGACACCAGTGCCTTGGAACTATTGGCAAATTAGGGACAGCAGAACACTGTTTGACCTGTTGCCAGAAGATCCTAGAAAAAAAATGCAGACAAGTCTACACAATGCGTTGGCTGATTGCTACTATCAAGCCAAATGTGTGCAACAAACTTTCAAACAATTAGGAGTTAAAACAAAATGAAAATTTTAATAACTGGCCATAGAGGATTCATAGGCAGCAGATTGATCAGCTATCTTAAATTACATAAAAAAATGCGCAATGGGATATTGTGTAATACTTATTCAGTGACTGGACTGGATATTCAAAACGGGGATGATCTCTTAACTTGTGATCTAAATTATGATGTGGATGTGGTGATACATCTAGCAGGAGTAGCAGCAGTGAGAGACAGTCTACTTGACCCTATAAAATATTGGCAGAACAATGTGATGGCCAGTGAAAGAATTTTTAAAAAATTTGCCAGCAAAAGAATCATATATGCCAGCAGCAGTTCAGCAGCTGAGCCTGCACTAAATCCTTATGGATTCAGCAAATATGCTATGGAGTTGATTGCCCCCAAATCAGCATTGGGTTTGAGATTTACCACTGTGTGGGAGGAAGATGGTAGACCAGACATGTTTATGACCAAACTATTAAATGGTCAATTGAAATACATCACTGATCATTCGAGAGATTTCATACATGTGCAAGATGTGGTGGATGTGATTCAAATGCTGTTGCACACTGA